GAGCATCTGATTGCTCATTCGGCGTAGTGGTGGGATTACTACCTGTGTCGGCTACTTTGCCGACAATATTCATGCTAGTCTGATCGTAAGCCATCTAATATCCCTATGATGTCGGGTTCGCGCATCATTAATAATTCTTCGTTATCAACTGTGACCTTTTGCCCGGAAAATTCACCGAATAGCACATGGTCGCCATCTTTGACGCTCATAGGCTCAAGGAACCCTTTTGGATTCTTTTTACCTTCACCAATTGCCACAATGATACCGCTAAATAACTTGTCTTGGGGCAAAATAATTAATTCAGACAATTTTTCAATATCTTGACGAATCAAGACGCAGTTACTCAGGGGTTTTAAGCTCATTTTTTCTTCGCTAGGATTTTGTTTGCTTTAGCATCAATCTTGGACTTACTTGATGGCGACAGTTTACCTGCTTTAACTTCTTGGCTTGCACGGGCTTTAGCATTTGCTGCATGAGCGCGATCAGGCATTGGATACTTACGCTCGCTTGGCATACCGAACTCAGACTTAGCCAAAGAATTACGGGTTTTGGTTGGTAACTTAGCCATTATTTTTTGCCTTTGCTTTTGGTTTTGCCTTTAGCGGCTTGAGCTTTTTCGCTGTAGGCGATGGCGACACTTTGCTTGATGGGTTTACCGGCTTTGACTTCTGCGCGGATGTTCGACTTAAAGGCTTCTTTGCTGGTACTTTTTTTGAGAGGCATGGTTGCTCCTTGAGTTTAGGCTTTTTACGGCCGAAGTTAAAAAGTTCTAAAACAGTTTTCCACATATTAGCTCCCCATCCATGAGTTAAGGGCTGCGCTTTGCGACTGATACGTTTGTTTACGGATTGTAGTACGACTTTCACGGTTTGCAACAGGAAACGCAAAGGTCAGCGCTATAGCATCTGCACTGTCTGGGCTGGCTAACCCACGCGCTTTCATGTCTTTCTTAGACTCCAAGTAGATGGCGCCCTTAGAGTCAGGCTTCATCAACGGTGAAATGAGGTCAGTCTTGAGCGTTTTCTCTTTAGGGATGCTTGCGTTCTTAAGCCAATCCTTCATCTGCCCCCATATCTGCGCCCTCATATTGCCGTACATCATGGGGTTCCTAGACTTGTTTGCGAAGTTCACACCCCGTATCTTGTAGCGTTGTTCTTTAAGCCGGTCTACAACGCCTGCGCCAAGCCCACCTTCGTCGATGGCCACTACCGCTGGGTTGTATTGCTCGATTGCCTCGATGACATGACCGACCACTACCATCGTATCGTCACCCTTGAACTTACGGATCTCTACGATGTCCCGTCCTTGACGCACTGCAATAACGGTACTGTCTGAGCCAAACCGGGCAGGGTCAACCCCAATCACGACGGGCGCGGAGTCGTCTTGCCATTTGTCCCGTTTCATGGCGTCATCGACTAGCGTTGACGAGATGAACTGATCGTCGCCTTCTGAAGGGAACGAGCCATACACCTCAACGTGCGCCTGGTAAGAGTCAGGGCCGTATTCTTCAATGATCTGGTTGTACACGTTCTTGTCCGTGCCTTCTACATCCCGAGCGTCTACCTGCCTAGATTGCCAAAAGTCGCGTTTGCTACCTTCGATCGCTTCATAGAAATAGCCCGTATTGCGCCGCGGATTGGAGAAGCAACACCAAAAGCGGTTGGGCGTGTTTTCTGTGAAGAAGCCGCTTGTCACCGCCCAGATGGAGTCATCAATACCGCTGGCCTCATCAAACACGACCATTACGCCATCGTAGTTATGCACACCGGCAAACGAGTCAGGATTCTCAGCCGACCATAGCCTGCCTTCCAAGTTCCAATAGCGGGTGCCTTTCTTGAGGTCACGCTCAACTAACTCGGTCAGCCATTTAGCAGGCATGACTCTTGTGGCGCTGATTTCCCACCAATAGGTATTGATTGCCATCGATGACCACTTAGTGATCTCGGCCCAGGTAACACTTCTGAGTTGGGACTCGCTGTTGGCTGACACAATGACTGTCGAGCCAATGCGGGTAGTCATCATCCACAGGACTAGCCAACTGACAAGGGCTGACTTGCCAATACCACGACCAGAGGCGATGGCTAGGCGCATAACGTCATAGTCCATCTTGCCATTGTTTGCTTTGATATGCTCGCCAAGGTCATTCAATACCTGGCGCTGCCATTTGCGTGGGCCAGTGAAATGTTCTAGTGGCGTACCCGCTTGCCCCCACGGGAACGCAAACATTACAAACGCTAGCGGGTTATCTTTAATGGCTGGCGACCATAGCCGCGCCATGAGTTCTTGTTCATCTTGCGCGGAATAGCGGGTAGTCTGCATTATTGTGCTGGCATATTGAGCAAGACGTTTGGTTCAACTTTTTGAAAATACTGTTGAAGGGCAGGCGCAGGCATATTTTGTAAGTTGTAATCTGAAGGTGTAAACACAGTTTGACCTTGCGGTGTTTCTGACCAAGTACCACCAGGCGTATCAGGCGAATGAAATTGACTTTGATCGCTAAACGTCGGATGGTTTGGTTTTTTAAACGTATCCGTACCATGCCCATTCTCAGCCGTACCCGCGCCAGACTTCCAAAAGCCACGTAGATCATAGTCGTACAGATCCTTAATCTTGCCCGTTTTATCAGCCCATGCCATAAACGCTTTTTCTTCTTTTGGCGACAACTTAGTGTTGTGCGTTGCGGTAAAGTCAAAAGGATCTATTTCGTTCTGAGGCGCTGTCGCTAATACGTTTAGCGCATTGACGGGCGCAGGCGCCAGTGCATTAGTAGCCATTACGCTGCTTTCTTTTCTTTAACTGGTTTGTATTCTACGATTTCAGGCTCTTGGGCTGTGAGGGCGTCAATGACGCGGGTTTGCGCTTGTTCGAGAGCAGCGGTGATTGAGATGCGTTGTTCGACGTCGATGGATAGTTGTTGTTTGGCGACCCATCCGTGGACGTTTTGCAAGATTGCGAGGGCTGCACGGGAGTCACCGTTTTGTGCAGCAATATGCAAGAGTTCGCTAGCTTCATATTCACCTTCGGCTCTGCCTGTTAATTCTGCCCATTCAGCAATCGGATCAAACTGTACTAACTGACGATATTCGGTGGGGAGCATACCGGCTGCTAACGCCAACGAATCTCCCTTAAGGCCGAGCTTGGCGGCTTTCTTGATTGCTTCAAGCCGTGACTCTGTAGCTTGCAGCTTACGAGGTTCATAAGGAAAGGATACAAACATAGCGTGATGTTATCACTTTTTAATAAAAAATAAAAATTAAAAGGGTTTTGTTAGGTGGCTATGTGCCATAAGAAAAAAAATTGTTCGTGGAACCTCCGTGACCTTTAGCCAAAATCGCAAGGCCCTAGGGGGGATGCCTAAAAAATAGGCAGAAGTTTCAGGCTACGGGTTTACCCTTATTAGCTTGTGGCTTGTGGACAACGTGGATTGTCCAAGCAAGTTAGGGCGCGGCGTTGCGTTGTTGTTGTTGTTTGCTTTTTGCTTTGGGCGCGTGGCCGCTTAACTTGTGGACAATGCGGACAATATGTTTTTAAGTTGTCCACACTATCCACAACTTTTAGCTAGTAGCTAACGGCGTGGGCGAAATAGCTGCATAAACGTGGACAACGTGGACAAGTGGACAATCGATTTTAAGTCGCTGACTTATAACATTCGTTGTATTTATACCACAATATATCAACCTCTAGCTTATATGGTTTTTAACATTATCCACAATATCCACAACTCTTATTTTGTAAGGGTTCGCGCCCTGTTTTTGATTGTCCACAATCAGTCCACAATCAATCCGCAATCAGTCCACAAGCTAAAAACAACAACCCCAAAAATATATTTGCGTTAAGTGTTGCAAAGGCTCAATAAATCCTTTACAGTCTTAATACCGGCTGCAACTTAACCGGTAAACAGTCCACTAAACTAAATGAAAAGGCCACAAAATGAATACTTCAAACCAGTTCACAATCTCAATAAATGCTTTAAAGGGTCTTGATCTCTTAGCAGCTAAGGGCGATATTCGCTACTATTTAAACGGCGTAAACGTCGAATTTAACGAAAACTGCACTCGCATTGTGGCCACGAATGGCCATATTTTAGGAATTGAGAACTTAACTCAAGACTTATTAAACGCCGGCGCCGGCTCTCTTATCATTCCTAGCGATATTATCAAGGCCTTGAAACCCGTTAGCAAAAATGCCGATATTGTGCAAATTAAACAGATCGACGCCGGCCATTGGGAAATCGACAATTACGGCGTGAAAATTACCTTTACCGCTATTGAAGGTAAATTTCCCGATTACGCCCGCGTGGTAAACGGCGCAAAAACAAGTGGCCAAGCGGCGCAGTATAACGCCGATTATTTAGCGACATTCCTAAAAGCGGCCAAACTATTGACCGGCGCAAAATCGCCTGATATTGAGATCATGCAAAACGGGCATAGCGCGGCTTTGATCAATATCACCGGCCTTGCTAGCTTTATTGGTGTAATTATGCCAACCAAAGGCAAAACAGGCGACGAACAAGCCGGCGGCCTTGCTAGTCCTACGCTATACGCGCCACTAACAGCAGCCGAACAACCAACAGCCATAGCAGCCTAATTTGTAGTGGATAGCGTGCCGGTGCGCTTAATCACCGGCAATTCACTAAATTAAACGAAAGTAAACAAAATGAAAACAACTGTAAGCATTTATGATTTTCGCCGCGAATTCGCCGATTGCCGCCCCGATAACTTTTCTTATGAAGGGCTAGGCCTTTTATATGATTACATTGAGGAATTAGAAACCGGCGAAGGTGAGGAATATGAGCTTGATGTCATCGCATTATGTTGTGAATGGAATGAGGATACGCCGGAAAACATCGTGGCCAACTATGCGCTAGATATAGAAGATGACGGCAATTTACTAGCTAACGTGCTAGATCATTTAAACGACGAAACAATGGTGGCCGGCACAACTGACGCCGGAACAATTGTCTATTTAGCTTACTAAGGGTAAACCATGAATAAGCAGCCACAACCAACAAAACTTGAGATAGTAGCCGCCGGCATTTTGGGCGGCGTATTGTGCGGCGGCATGATCGCCTTGTATTTTTACCTAAACGGGGGATTTTAATATGAATATGCGAATTAGTAAAAAGCATTTAAAAAGCGCGATAGATGACGCGCTAAAAGATCGCCGCGCCCTTAATCTAAACGATTACAACGCGACAGATTGGGACGCCTTAGGCGTGGCAACCGAACACCTAAACGGGCTACTAAATATGGCGGTCAGTTTAGGCTGGCACGATCTCGAAACTTACGCACTAGCGAATTTATAAGGGGGTAAAAATGTTTACAGTCATCTATAAAACGTATCTTGGCGGCGTTGAATCCTACGCTTACCGCCGCTTCACTAATCGCGCCAATGCGACAACATTCGCCCGCAAAACGGGCGGCACAATCGAAAGGGCATAAAACCATGACTAAATTTAAACCAGTAACACGCGACGATTTAGATAGTCAATTTGGGGCGCTATGGCGCGCCCTTGAGTGTTATCGAGAAGATTGCATACCGGAAGGCCAAGATCCGCAATTTGACGCTGAATGGAACGATATATGCAGCGCTATGGCGTGGATTGAAGAAGATTTAACCGCATATTATAGGGGCGAATAAATGAACAAATATATAGAAGAACTTGTGACCGAAATTTATTTTGAGATCTGTGACCTATCTTATGGTCAGACGTATAAGGACATCGGATACGACAACAAAAAAGCTTTCTATGCTGAAATGAAAGTAAAGCTAGAAGAACTCCAAACACGCTTAGAAAAAGAACCCCCGCCAACAGTTACAGACACGCTCAAAGAGTTTTTTGAAAGCCAAGACCCCATCAAGTTAATGGGGGCGCTTAAATGATCTATCTTGTGGCCTTACTTGTCATTGAATTGATGATCTTATTATGGGAACTTTAAACCATTAGCACCAATTAAAAAGCCGGCTATATGCCGGCTCTTTTTTATTTGACTAACACCATCTTAGGCGGCGGGTTTTCCTCTACCATACGGCGAAGGTCAGATTTTGCAAATTCGGACAACTCAGGCGCACAAAAAATATGCTTTTTAGTATCAAATTCCCTAGACTTTAGCCGCCCGCGATCTATCCAGCCGGCCTCTTTTAGTGCGTGCAACAATGCAGCCTGTGGCACTTTAACGCCTGACGGCGCAGCACCCGCAAGGCGATCACATAGAGAGTGGAAGGGTGAGCCTATAACACCACGCGAAAACTCGCCTACGCGGTTTTTAAGCATCTCTACGAGGTAACTCTCGGCCATGCTCATGCCATGCTCTACTAGATTGGCCTTAAACTCAGTCCACATCGGCGGCGCACTAGGATTAAAACGGGATACATCACGCTTTTTAAGAACATCAGCAATAGCGACAAACCCGCCGGCCTTATACCAGTCCCACATTTTCTTAGCCTTATCGCTATCCATACGCGATGCAGCCGACCAGACGCAAAACCAGCGCCGATCTTGGCTATCTAGCGAGATAGGCACAGGATCATTAGAGAAAGCCAACACGAACAGGCGGTTTGCCATCATGTAAGGGTGCAAGCCCTTGCGGTTGATTGGCAGCATTTCGGGCGGGGCTGCGATGATTGGCTTTAATTGGTTAGCCAACTGGCGACGCGTTGCAGCGTCAGGCTCTTTTAGCTCATTGATAATCAAGATTTCAGACTCTAGCTGATAACCCCATTGACTATTGACGCTGTTATTGTCCATGATGCCGCGATTCTTAGAGTGATTACCGCAAACAGCCCATATAAACGGCGCCCAAAAGGTATCTTTGCCGCTTCCTTGATCGCCAGCATGAAGGATAGCGTGGTTTATCTTAATCTCAGGGTGTTGCACCTTAAAGGCCATCACATCAAAGATATGCTCTAGCTCATCAGGCTCAGGCACTAGCTCTTGACAATGCTTTAGCCACATAGAGATGTCAGCAGACGGGTTTTCTAATTGCGGGCGGGCATCACGCCAGCGGTTGCCGTATAGATCACCATCACGGGACACGATCACATCTTCACCAGCGGCGTAAGTAACACCAACTAATGCTTTTGCGCCCATTGCTTGACGATTCTCATCAAAGCAGATTGACGCTTCTACTTTTCGCCCTGTATGAATACTCTTGCAGGCGGTATGACGGAACAGAGCGTTAAAGGTTTGACGGCTTACTTCGCGGCGGTCTTGCATATCAAAGTAAGACTCATCGTCTTGTATATACGCAAAACGGGAATACCACTCAGCTTTCTCGATGCGCCCTAATTCTTTGCGCTCTACCTCGGCAATCAATTCGGCAGCCGTATCGCGGTAAATATCGTTAGGTGTTAGCTTAGACAAGGTATCTTTCATCTTCTCCGCTAGCAACTCATCACGCAAGCCATGCGATACAGTCGGGCCACCATTGTCGGCTACCCAATCTAAAAACATCTGCGAACTAAAGTCCACGCAATGACCATGCAAACAACAGAACGAACGATCTAAGGGTTTATATCTACCTTCAATGTTGCCATCGGTATGCTCTGCGTTGTTAGGGCAAACGATACTCATCCAGCCTTCGCCATTGGCAGCAGACATGATTAGCCCTTGCTCGTTAAGCCAAGTAACGACTGAATCCTTGCCAGTGTCAGCAAGGCGAATGGCGACATTCTGCGCTGTATCAGCAGGGTCAGGCACCACATCAAGGGCAGTGCAGATTTCTTCTAACAGATATTCACGCTCAGGGTGGAACTCACGCAAGATGGACGCAAAGTTAGCGCGCCCTGGCTTGAGATTGATTGATCCTGGCAGACGGAAATTGCGAACGGCATTAGTAGCGCCAGGGTCGGTGTAGCCTGCCGTAGCAATCGCTTTGATGGCAGCGGTAAAGTCGCCCTTAGTCGGTTGTTCTTTAAATGCGTAGCCCCATTGAAATGATCCTTCAGACGTTTCCATGATCCAAGTAGGCGCTAGCGGTGGCTCTTTAGACTTTGTGCCGATGTCGTCTAACATCATCACAAGGACATATTCGCAGTTGGCGCTAGATGCTGATACCTTGCCATCGGCAAAGCGGTCTAGGATAAACGAGCCTGTATTGCCGTAAATTGCCCAATCCTTCTTGACCTTAGCGGTTGGTAGGAACGCAGGCCATGTGCATTTAATCGTGCCATCGGCATGGGCTTGCATTTGCCCGTTGCCATCTAACTGTGGTTTTTGACGCACAACAAGGGCTGTTTCACCTACAGGTGCTAGG